GGGCACCGCCGTTCTGCTGATACGGCTGAGGTTTTCAACGGCCTGCTCAAGACCTTTTATGGCCATACATCCCCCTTTCAGCGGCGACGGTTAACGGCAGGCGGTACGCCCCGTCCAAGCCAGAGATGACAGCTTCCACCATCATCCGGCGAAACCCGATCTACCCAGAAATTTTCCTCACCGATGGTCAGCGTGTCTCCACGCCGCAGCTGCCGCACCTCATCAGTCCGGACAAACAGGGACGGGCTGGAGCCTTCAACGCGCACGCCCTGTCCGGCATAGCTGATATTTTCAGGGTCATCAAAAACACCACGTATCACCGCACCTGACTGCTCACCGGATGTCATGGTGGCTGACGTTCCCATGTACCCGCGAATCGTTTCATCGGCGCGGGCAATGGCAGCATCGAACAGGTTATCGAAATCATCCACAGCGCCTCCCGTTATTGCATTCTGGCCAGGCCGCGCTCTGTCATTTCGGCTGCCACACCGGCAGAGACACGAAACGCCGTTCCCGGCAGCACAAATGCCACAGGTTCATCCCGCGTGGCGTGAAGTGCATCAGTATGCAGCGTCACCAGTGCCACGACCGTGACCAGTTCAGACGTATCCAGAATCACGGTATCCGGCTGCGCTGATCCCACCTCATTTTCATGTCCGGTCAGCACATTTTCCCGGCTGAGAGGGGTGTCCTGACCGGAAGTTTCATCCGTGTCATCAAGCTCCTCTTCCAGCTCTGCCACACGGAGCGCCAGTTCTTCTTTCGTCCCCGTCAGGCTGACATCACGGTTCAGTTGTTCACCCAGCGAGCGGAGACGGGCAATCAGTTCATCTTTCGTCATGGACTCCTCCACAGAGAAACAATGGCCCCGAAGGGCCATGATTACGCCAGTTGTACGGACACGAACTCATCAGGGTCAGCCAGCAGCATCAGCGGTGCTGACTGAATCATGGTGAACTCACGCGCCGGATCGCCGGTGGTCACCCAGTTTTTCGGGTAACGGGCAGAGGCGTTAATGCCTTCGCGCTGTGCGTCCGCATCCTGAATGCAGCCATAGGTGCGCAGACCGCGTGCCTGAGTGTTCCCCAGCACCATCGTGTTGTCCGGCAGGAAGTTCTTTTTGACGCCGTTTTCCACGTACTGTCCGGAATACACGACGATGGCCACATCGCCATACATCCCCTTATAGGACACCGCTTTACCCAGGTCTTTCACCGCTGTCTCCAGCTCGGAATGAGAGCCGCGACGGGTATCCAGCTTCTCCTTGACGGCTTTGAAGGAACGGAACAGCGCCCAGCCTTTCGGATCGAACACGATGATATTCACCACGCCGCTGGCGTTCAGCGCGTAGGCTTCGATATCGTCGGTCGGGTCATACGTGGACTTGTCACGCTTGCTCCACTCCGTGCCGCCGGACTGCGTGATGTTATTCTCCTCACTGCGGCCCATATCCACCTCAACCGGATCGAAGGCTTCACCGGTCATGGTGTATTTGCCCTTGAGCACGGCAGAAACTGCCTGCATCTCTTCGACCTGAGCAATGGCCAGCTCTTCGTCACGCATGTTCTGCATGATGATGCGACGGCGGCGGTAAGCCGGGTCCGCCAGATTCTGCGGATCTTCATCCGGCAGGCGACGCAGGGTCATCTGCGGATTCACTTCATGCTTGGGTTTGACATATCCCGGCGTAAATTCAGAGGTGGAGCCGCCACGGGAACGGATAACCTCACCGGAAACAATCGGCGAAACGTACAGCGCCATGTTTACCAGTCCCGGAATTTGTGAGAGATAGACTTTCTCCGTGGTGAAGGGATAGCTCTCACGGAAAAAGAGACGCAGAAACAGCGGATCAAACTTAAATTTCTGCTCATTTGCCGCCAGCAGTTGGGCGGTTGTGTACATCGACATAAAAAAATCCCATAAAAAAAGCCGCACAGGCGGCCTTTAGTGATGAAGGGTAAAGTTAAACGATGCTGATTGCCGTTCCGGCAAACGCGGTCCGTTTTTTCGTCTCGTCGCTGGCAGCCTCCGGCCAGAGCACATCCTCATAACGGAACGTGCCGGACTTGTAGAACGTCAGCGTGGTGCTGGTCTGGTCAGCAGCAACCGCAAGAATGCCAACGGCAGCACCGTCGGTGGTGCCATCCCACGCAACCAGCTTACGGGTGGAGGTATCCAGCATCAGCGGGGTCATTGCAGGCGCTTTCGCACTCAATCCGCCGGGCGCGGTTGCGGTATGAGCCGGGTCACTGTTGCCCAGCGGCTGGTAATGGGTAAAGGTTTCTTTGCTCGTCATAAACATCCCTTACACTGGTGTGTTCAGCAAATCGTTAACGGCATCAGATGCCGGGTTACCTGCAGCCAGCGGTGCCGGTGCCCCCTGCATCAGACGATCCAGCGCAGTGTCACTGCGCGCCTGTGCACTCTGTGGTGCTGCGGCCAGAATGCGGCGGGCCGTTTCCACGGTCATACCGGGGGTTTCTGCCAGCACGCGGGCCTGTTCTTCGCGTCCGTGAGCCTCCTCACAGTTGAGGATCCCCATAATGCGGCTGTTTTCTGCCGCAACCGCAGCGGTGATCTGCGCGTTCACGTCCGGCTGCGCCGCGCTGGCGTTTTCGCCCTCCGTCGCTGGCACCACGTCAGTAACGTCAGCCTGCGAAGCAGTGGCTGAAACAGTTGTTGATTGAGTCTCTTTGGTCATTCGCCCTCCTGAGAGACGGGATTTACGTGCATCCAGTGCATCACGCATGACGGTGATCGCATCGGTGCTGTTAACAAGTTCATCAGCCAGTCCGGCATCAATGGCCTCCTGACCGCTGTACACTGCAGCCTCGGTATCCAGCACAGCCTGCACGGACAGGCCGGTATATGCCGACACCTTCTGCGCAAACATCTGGCGGGTTGCGTCCATCCGGGACTGCAGTGTCTCCCGGACGTCATCCGGAAGATGGCTGTAGGGGTTGCCATCCACCTTATGGCTGCCGCTGTAAATCAGCGTGATTTCCACGCCCTGTTTCTCCAGCGCAGCACCGTAATTACTGTGAGCCATCATGACGCCGATGGAGCCTGTCCGGGCGGTCTGCGTGACCAGACGCCGGGAGGCGGCACTGGCAAGCAACTGACCTGCACTGCAGTTCATGTCGTTGGCAAGCGCCCATACCGGTTTTATGTCACGCACACGGGCGATGATGTCAGCGCAGTCAAATGCCCCCGCCACCATCCCGCCGGGCGTGTCCATATCGAGCAGAATGCCGTCCACCATCGGATCGCTGGCAGCCTGTTGCAGACGGGCGATAATGCCGTTGTAACCGGTCATCCCCGAGTACGGCTGCAGCGCCCGCGTCCGGCTGACCAGCGTGCCGGACACCGGCAGCACGGCGATGCCGTTCATGACCTGATAACTGCGGGCCTGTCGTGGTCCGTCATCATCACCGGATAATGCCAGCGTCGCGAGTGCCTCCTGGGCAGCCAGGCTGTCGCCGGACACCGCATCCGTCAGGCGGCTGATCCCAAGCTGGCCTGCAAGCGCACAAAAGAAAACCCGCGCATAGGCGGGTTCAAGCATCAGCGGCTCATTAAAGGCCATGCTGGCAATATGCGGGAGATTACGCAGCTCTGCTGTCACTCTTCTCCTCCTCTGTTGATTGTCGCAGCCCGGATTCAAATGCCGCAGCCGCCCAGGCGGGCGGTTTAAGACCGGCTGCACGGCGCTCCATCGTTTCACGGACCTGCTGGGCAAAAATTTCCTGATAGTCGTCACCGCGTTTTGCGCACTCTTTCTCGTAGGTACTCAGTCCGGCTTCTATCAGCATCACCGCTTCCTGTACTTCTTTCAGACCATCGATGGCCATACGACCGGAGCCTATCCAGTCGCAGTTCCCCCAGGCACTTCGGGCTTCCTGAAAACTGAAGCGTGCTTTTGAAGGTAACGTCACCACGCGGCGAGCGATGGCCTCTTCCAGCCAGCACAGAAACATCTGGCTCGCCTGACGGGATGCGACGAATTTTCGCCGCCCCATAAAGTACGCCCACGACTCGTTCGCACTGGCCCGTGCCGTGGAGTAGCTCATCTGGGCGTAATTCCGGGAAAGCTGCTCATACGAGACACCCAGCCCGGCAGCGATATACCGCAGCAGTGACTGCTCAAACACGGAGTAGCCGTTATCCGTATCCTGAGCCGTCTGCAGGTTCAGTGAGTCACCCGGCATCAGGTGCGGCACTTTTGCGCCTCCCAGCCGGACCGGCGCTGCGGCGTAATACGCGGCAATTTCACCAATCCAGCCGGTCAGCCTTTCCCGCTGCTCCTGACTGTTCGCGCCCAGAATAAAATCCATCGCTGACTGCGTATCCAGCTCACTCTCAATGGTGGCGGCATACATCGCCTTCACAATGGCGCTCTGCAGCTGCGTGTTCTGCAGCGTGTCGAGCATCTTCATCTGCTCCATCACGCTGTAAAACACATTTGCACCGCGAGTCTGCCCGTCCTCCACGGGTTCAAAAACGTGAATGAACGAGGCGCGCCCGCCGGGTAACTCACGGGGTATCCATGTCCATTTCTGCGGCATCCAGCCAGGATACCCGTCCTCGCTGACGTAATATCCCAGCGCCGCACCGCTGTCATTAATCTGCACACCGGCACGGCAGTTCCGGCTGTCGCCGGTATTGTTCGGGTTGCTGATGCGCTTCGGGCTGACCATCCGGAACTGTGTCCGGAAAAGCCGCGACGAACTGGTATCCCAGGTGGCCTGAACGAACAGTTCACCGTTAAAGGCGTGCATGGCCACACCTTCCCGAATCATCATGGTAAACGTGCGTTTTCGCTCAACGTCAATGCAGCAGCAGTCATCCTCGGCAAACTCTTTCCATGCCGCTTCAACCTCGCGGGAAAAGGCACGGGCTTCTTCCTCCCCGATGCCCAGATAGCGCCAGCTTGGGCGATGACTGAGCCGGAAAAAAGACCCGACGATATGATCCTGATGCAACTGGATGGCGTTGGCGGCATAGCCGTTATTGCGTACCAGATCGTCTGCGCGGGCATTGCCACGGGTAAAGTTGGGCAGCAGGGCTGCATCCACACTTTCACTCGGTGGGTTCCACGCCCGCAACTGCCCACCAAATCCGCTGCCACCGCCGTGATAACCGGCATATTCACGCAGCGATGTCATGCCGTCCGGCCCCAGAAGGGTGGGAATGGTGGGCGTTTTCATACATAAAATCCTGCAGGTCCCCTGCGTCGCTGTGTCATGCCGGTCTGCACTTCCAGCTCCGCAATGTATTTTTTCAGGTCAGACACAGAAGTGGCCGTAAACTCCACTCGCCGTCCGTCTTTCTGTACCGTTGCCACCCGTTTACCTGTCATCAGGTCATGCAGTGCCGCACGGGCAGCGGCAAGTTCTTCCTGTCGCGTCATTCATCCTCTCCGGATAAGGCACGGGCGTAATCTGCCAGTGTTTTCTTGTTGGTTGCTGCACCATCCTCTTCCTGCAGGCTCGCCAGCAGTGCACTGAGATCCAGTTGCCAGCGGGAAATACTGATGCGCAGCGCCGCCAGCGCATAAACGAAGCAGTCGAGTGCCTCATTGCGTCGCTTTTTGCTGTCCCACAGTATTTTTTTTCTGCCATCCACCCATTTTTCGACCTGCTCTTCAGCAGTCAGCTGCTGCGCTTCGGTCAGATCAAAAATATCCGGGTTATTCGGGAAGTGAACGGCACCGGGAAGCGGTTCATCCCCTTCCGGCGTCAGTGTGAAGCGGTTATAAATCTGCTCTTTCGCGGTATCCGTACCGATTTCGGTAAGGTAAACCCCGTTTTTGTTTCGCTTACGTGGCATGCTGGCCACAGGCTTACCGTAGACGGATGCCCCTTTAATGGGGATCACCCGGAACAGCCCATGTTTTTTCGAGCGTTCATACACAATGGTCGGGTCAATCCCGCCAATATCCCAGCAGATACGGGATACCGACATTTCTGCACCATTCCGGCGGGTATAGTTTTTTTTGATGGCCTCATCCACACGCAGCAGCGTCTGTTCATCGTCGTGGCGGCCCATAATAATCTGCCGGTCAATCAGCCAGCTTTCCTCACCCGGCCCCCATCCCCATACGCGCATTTCGTAGCGGTCCAGCTGGGAGTCGATACCGGCGGTCAGGTAAGCCACACGGTCAGGAACGGGCGCTGAATAATGCTCTTTCCGCTCTGCCATCACTTCAGCATCCGGACGTTCGCCAATTTTCGCCTCCCACGTCTCACCGAGCGTGGTGTTCACGAAGGTTTTACGTTTTCCCGTATCCCCTTTCGTTTTCATCCAGTCTTTGACAATCTGCACCCAGGTGGTGAACGGGCTGTACGCTGTCCAGATGTGAAAGGTCACACTGTCAGGTGGCTCAATCTCTTCACCAGATGACGAAAACCAGAGAATGCCATCACGGGTCCAGATCCCGGTCTTTTCGCAGATATAACGGGCATCAGTAAAGTCCAGCTCCTGCTGGCGGATGACGCAGGCATTATGCTCGCAGAGATAAAACACGCTGGAGGGGTCATCCGGCGTCCATTTGAGGCCAAACGGCGTCTCTTTGTCGCCAAATTTAAGATACTGCTCCTCCCCGCAGTGCGGGCAGGTAACATGAAAACGCATAAAATGCGGGGATTCACTGGCTGCACGCTCAATCTGGCAGGTGCCTCTCACTTTGGGCGTGGAGCCACGGATGGACTTTGGCCAGACCGAGCCTTCAATACGTTTGTCGCCAAGGAACGTCGGAGAGCCTTCCTGTTCAATATCCTCATCAAAGGCAGCAAGTTCATCATAACCCGCCACATCCACCGACTTTTCACGGTAGTTTTTTGCCGCTTTACCGCCCAAGCACCAGAAGCCACGACCATTGGAAAAACGCTTCATGGTGAGCGTGTTATCCCGGTGCTTTTTGCCATACCACGGAGCCAGCGCCAGCAGCGACGGAATATCGCGGATGGTCGGCTCAACGTGGGTTTTCATAAAGTTCTCGGCATCACCATCCGTCGGCAACCAGATAAGTGTGTTGCGTTGCTTATGCTCTATAAAGTAGGCATAAACACCCAGCAGCATTTTGGAATAACCGACACGGGCAGACTTCACCACATTCACCTCACGGATGTAGTCGCTGCCCATCGCATTCATGATGGCCCGCTGAAAGGGCAGTGTTTCCCAGCGCCCTTCCTGGTATGCGGATTCTTTCGGGAGATAGTAATTGGCATCCGCCCATTCAACGGCGGTCTGTGGCTCCGGCCTGAACAGTGAGCGAAGCCCGGCGCGGACAAAATGCCGCAGCCTGTTAACCTGACTGTTCGATATATTCACTCAGCAACCCCGGTATCAGTTCATCCAGCGCGGCTGCTTTGTTCATGGCTTTGATGATATCCCGTTTCAGGAAATCAACATGTCGGTTTTCCAGTTCCGGAAAACGCCGCTGCACCGACAGGGGGATCCCGTCGAGAATACTGGCAATTTCACCTGCGATCCGCGACAGCACGAAAGTACAGAATGCGGTTTCCACCACTTCAGCTGAGTCTCTGGCATTCTTCAGTTCCTGTGCGTCGGCCTGCGCACGCGTAAGTCGATGGCGTTCGTACTCAATAGTCCCTGGCTGGAGATCTGCCTCGCTGGCCTGCCGCAGTTCTTCAACCTCCCGGCGCAGCTTTTCGTTCTCAATTTCAGCACCCCTTTCGGCATACCATTTTATAACGGCGGCAGAGTCATAAAGCACCTCATTACCCTTGCCACCGCCTCGCAGAACGGGCATTCCCTGTTCCTGCCAGTTCTGAATGGTACGGATACTCGCACCGAAAATGTCAGCCAGCTGCTTTTTGTTGACTTCCATTGTTCATTCCACGGACAAAAACAGAGAAAGGAAACGACAGAGGCCAAAAAGCTCGCTTTCAGCACCTGTCGTTTCCTTTCTTTTCAGGGGGTATTTTAAATAAAAACATTAAGTTACGACGAAGAAGAACGGAAACGCCTTAAACCGGAAAATTTTCATAAATAGCGAAAACCCGCGAGGTCGCCGCCCCGTAACCTGTCGGATCGCCGGAAAGGACCCGTTGGCCGTTCTGGTCTACTTCGTAATGGGATTTAATAGCTGAACGACAAAAGTCTTGCGACCACAGTCACACAGACCTGAATACACGTCCTGTTTCTTCCACCCCCGCACAGGACTGGCGAGCATGAGGGACACCCCCGCGAACCATAAACGCGGTAAAAACCCGGTGTGCATCGTTTTTGATTATTCCCGCACACTCACGCAGAAGGAATTCCCCGTCGGGCTACGGTCATGGTTAATGCGGGAATACGGCGACGATACAGCGCAGCTAAAAGGGTAATGGACAGATAGAGCGGTTTATTTCATTCCACAGGATTCTGAGTGCCCCCCCTCCTCCAATAGGCTGAGCATCCACCTATATAGTTTTAATTTTCATCAATCCATTTAACTATCGTTTAATTGTTGTCACATAGGATTCTGCCGTTTTTAACAATGCAGGATAATAAGATGAAAAAAATGTTGTTTTCTGCCGCTCTGGCAATGCTTATTACAGGATGTGCTCAACAGACGTTTACTGTTGGAAACAAACCTACAGCAGTAACACCAAAGGAAACCATCACCCATCATTTCTTCGTTTCGGGAATTGGGCAGAAGAAAACTGTCGATGCAGCAAAAATTTGTGGTGGTGCAGAAAATGTTGTTAAAACAGAAACCCAGCAAACATTCGTAAATGGATTGCTCGGTTTTATTACTTTAGGCATTTATACTCCGCTGGAAGCGCGTGTGTATTGCTCACAATAATTGCATGAGTTGCCCATCGATATGGGCAGCTCTATCTGCACTGCTCATTAATATACGTCTGGGTTCCTTCCAGTTGTTTTTGCATAGTGATCAGCCTCTCTCTGAGGGTGAAATAATCCCGTTCAGCGGTGTCTGCCAGTCGGGGGGAGGCTGCATTATCCACGCCGGAGGCGGTGGTGGCTTCACGCACTGACTGACAGACTGCTTTGATGTGCAACCGACGACGACCAGCGGCAACATCATCACGCAGAGCATCATTTTCAGCTTTCGCATCAGCTAACTCCTTCGTGTATTTTGCATCGAGCGCAGCAACATCACGCTGACGCATCTGCATGTCAGTAATTGCCGCGTTCGCCAGCTTCAGTTCTTTGGCATTTTTGTCGCGCTGGGCTTTGTAGGTAATGGCGTTATCACGGTAATGATTAACAGCCCATGACAGGCAGACGATGATGCAGATAACCAGAGCGGAGATAATCGCGGTTACTCTGTTCATTGCTGACCCCACAAACAGATTTCACGCTCAATCTCACGACGAGTCATGAGACCTTTCCATTGCTTACCGCCAGCATATGTCCAGCGACGTAGCTGATCACATGCGCCTTTGATATCGCCCTGGTTTATTTTGCGAAGAAGCGTCGATGTTCTGAAATTGCCAGCACCCACGTTGTAAACGAATGAGTAAAGAGCGCCGCGCGTTGTTTCCGGTATATCGACTTCGATGTACGGGTTAATTTGTCTGGCGACAGTGGCAAGGTCTTTATTCAAGAGTGCTTTGCATTCTGCTTTGGTATACGTTTTACCGAGCATGATGTCTTTTCCTGTATGCCCGTGACATACAGTCCATACACCAACAATATCTTTGTATGGTATGTAGCTGACACCTTCCAGACCATCGTTACCACTTGGGCCAGTGATTAACACTGATGCTATAGCAATTGCTCCGCCACCAATAGCAGCAGCAACGGCTTTTCGTAATGATGGAGGCATTATTCACCTCTCGCAGCCTTGCGCTTATCTTCTTTAATCTTGAAATAAAGGTTTGTCAGGTACGTCAGCAGGCCAAATACCAGGCTACCCAGCACACCTATTGCTGCCCACTGTGAGGGCGTGACTTTATCGAGCAGCTGTAAAAACCAGTAACCGGCACTACCTGCTGAGGTGCCATAGGCGACACCCGTTGTTAACTTATCCATGGATTTCATAACCCCACCTCGCAGACAAAGCGGGTGTAAATTGAGGGAATACAACGTATCGCAAAAAAGCAGAAACGTAACAGACTCGGAGTCAGTGAATAACTTAGGTATTGAGTTATCAGCTAATATCGAGACTCAAAAAATGGAAAAACCAGCTCGACGGCGGGTTTAAGCTGTGTGACGAAGTAACCACTCTTAACAGCATAACCAATTTTTTACGTACGTAAACCACTGAATGATATTTATGAGAATGCTACCGAGTGTTCAAAACACCACCACAAATACATAAGAAAACCTCAACAAATAACCAATAAATAATTTCCAGCGTTATTTTTAGTTGATTTAAATTAAACCGTCAAATTATAGAACCCCCATAAATAACAGCCATTAATATAAATTAGCTAATAGGTTTATTTTTGTTCAAATAAGAGCCATAAATAGGTTTTGATAGAAAAAGTTCAGATAAAAATAGAGATCTACTTCACAAATTAAATGAGAAACTAAAACTTACATCTTGAAATAATCACATTGATTAGATGAATATTTATCTCGCAGTGACATCATTTTTTAATAATAGTTCAAAAAAAAGGGCTCACGATGAAAAAATTAACAGTGGCAATTTCTGCTGTAGCTGCATCAGTACTGATGGCGATGTCTGCTCAGGCAGCTGAAATTTATAATAAAGACAGTAACAAGCTGGATCTGTACGGGAAAGTTAATGCCAAGCACTACTTTTCCTCTAACGATGCAGATGATGGTGATACTACTTATGTTCGTCTGGGCTTCAAAGGCGAAACCCAAATCAACGATCAGCTGACTGGTTTCGGTCAGTGGGAATATGAATTCAAAGGCAACCGCGCTGAATCTCAAGGTTCCTCCAAAGACAAAACCCGTCTTGCATTTGCAGGCCTGAAATTCGGTGACTACGGCTCAATCGATTACGGCCGTAACTACGGTGTAGCATACGACATCGGTGCGTGGACTGACGTTCTGCCAGAATTCGGTGGCGATACCTGGACCCAAACAGATGTGTTCATGACTGGTCGTACCACTGGTGTTGCAACCTATCGTAACAACGACTTCTTTGGTCTGGTTGATGGTCTGAACTTTGCTGCTCAGTACCAAGGCAAAAACGATCGTAGCGATTTCGATAACTACACCGAAGGTAACGGTGATGGCTTCGGTTTCTCTGCTACCTATGAATACGAAGGATTCGGTATCGGTGCAACTTATGCGAAATCTGATCGTACCGACACTCAAGTTAATGCAGGGAAAGTTCTTCCTGAAGTATTTGCTTCCGGTAAAAATGCAGAAGTTTGGGCCGCAGGTCTGAAATATGACGCTAACAACATTTACCTGGCCACTACCTATTCTGAAACCCAGAATATGACTGTATTTGCTGATCACTTCGTTGCTAATAAAGCTCAAAACTTCGAAGCTGTTGCACAATATCAGTTCGATTTCGGTCTGCGTCCGTCCGTTGCTTACCTGCAATCTAAAGGTAAGGATCTTGGAGTATGGGGCGATCAGGACTTAGTCAAATATGTTGATGTAGGTGCAACCTATTACTTCAACAAAAATATGTCTACTTTCGTTGATTACAAAATCAACCTGCTTGACAAAAATGACTTCACTAAAGCACTCGGTGTAAGCACTGATGACATCGTTGCTGTAGGTCTGGTTTACCAGTTCTAATCTGATTACGAAAAAGATATGTTGCGGGAGGCTTTGCCTCCCCAACATATAAGTGGCTCCCTCAAGCCACTTCCTTTAGGAGCACAACCTTGCTTCTAACTATATAAACCTTCTGTTATATATTACCCTTTATTTTTGGGGGCGTTGCAACGCCCCATTTTTAATAACTTTTAGTAAACAACTGGCATATTAATTAGAGTTATTAACAACGATATCCATCTCTAACCGGATATCTAATGCCATTAACATCCCTTCAATTATACCCTCAGCCTTCTGTAACCTTTTCCCGATATAACCATCAGAGCAGCAATGCTTACCTGCCAGTGACATGAATGTCATACCGACTACATAATAATCTACTAATAAATCGTGCAAATCGCTGTTGTTCTTTTTCAGACGGGCCATGCACCCGCAAATGATCATCGCGTCATCGTCACAACATTGCGGGCGAGATTTTACTTTTGAAGGAATTAATCCCTTAAAACCGGCGGCAATGGACGACCAGGTCACATCTTCATGATTATTAGCCGCCCACGCTCCCCAACGCTCAAGAACCATCTGAATATCACGCATCAACTTACTCCACAAAAATCAGACCAGAACGCCAATTACAAGCAAAAATCAACAAAACAGTATTAGTTGATTGTTATCTCTGACTTCATACTCCTGCTCCTGTCAGGGTTTTGGCGTAACTCTTCAGTATTCGGTAATCGGTCAAAACAGAACCGGGGAAACGATATAAGCGCAGACGCCCCCAGCGGTGGCGAAGAAGTTCTGCCATATAAAACTCAAACATCATTCATTCCCCATTTCGGTGATGGTCAGTTCCAGCCTCCCACCTTTGGTAACAGGCATCTTCACAACGCGGTAATCAACGACTTGAGCATCATCCAGCCAGAAACCTGCTTTAGTGAGTGTGTCAAAAGCGGCTTTTTGCAGATTATCCAGGTCACGGCGACGGCGATCCGGCATGTGGCACTCAATGCGGATTTTCACAGGCATAGCCAGGCCGATATCCAGCATTGCGTTTTTAATGATTCGGGCGACGTTATCGCGGTATGCCTGCCCCTCTGCGCTGACGTGCGTGCGCCCGCGATTATGGCGGTAATAGCGATTATTGCTCGGAGGCCAGGGTAATGTGATGCTGTAGGTATTCACGCCTTAATAACCCCCTCTTTCAGCCAGATAACCTGTGTTCTCGCCATACCTTCCAGCGCGCATTCTTTTGCATATGCAGCATCGACAAAATGTGTGCGGCGGTCGATTTCGTCGTGGCAGGCAGAACATGCAATGGTGGCAATCAGGTCTGGCGGTTTGGTACCGGTGCCGCACAATCCAGTCAGCCGGATATGTGCCAGTACAGACGTTTCAGGGTTGCCATTACATACGCCAGGGATTCTTACCTGGCATTCCCGACCACGCGCTGCTTTTCTCAAATCAGCCATGATTCCTCCTTGCTGCCAGTCGCAACCATTTTTTATCAACCAGGCTGGCGGTATATCCGAGCAGTGTTGGTATTTCGGAAGGCTTCAGCTCCGGTTTACGCTTACGACGATTTGGTACTCTGTAGATGTGTCCGTTCATGACACGAATAAGCGGTGTAGCCATTACTCTGATCTTACCCAGCAATAGTGGACACGCGGCTAAGTGAGTAAACTCTCAGTCAGAGGTGACTCACATGACAAAAACAGTATCAACCAGTAAAAAACCCCGTAAACAGCATTCGCCTGAATTTCGCAGTGAAGCCCTGAAGCTTGCTGAACGCATCGGTGTTACTGCCGCAGCCCGTGAACTCAGCCTGTATGAATCACAGCTCTACAACTGGCGCAGTAAACAGCAAAATCAGCAGACGTCTTCTGAACGTGAACTGGAGATGTCTACCGAGATTGCACGTCTCAAACGCCAGCTGGCAGAACGGGATGAAGAGCTGGCTATCCTCCAAAAGGCCGCGACATACTTCGCGAAGCGCCTGAAATGAAGTATGTCTTTATTGAAAAACATCAGGCTGAGTTCAGCATCAAAGCAATGTGCCGCGTGCTCCGGGTGGCCCGCAGCGGCTGGTATACGTGGTGTCAGCGGCGGACAAGGATAAGCACGCGTCAGCAGTTCCGCCAACACTGCGACAGCGTTGTCCTCGCGGCTTTTACCCGGTCAAAACAGCGTTACGGTGCCCCACGCCTGACGGATGAACTGCGTGCTCAGGGTTACCCCTTTAACGTAAAAACCGTGGCGGCAAGCCTGCGCCGTCAGGGACTGAGGGCAAAGGCCTCCCGGAAGTTCAGCCCGGTCAGCTACCGCGCACACGGCCTGCCTGTGTCAGAAAATCTGTTGGAGCAGGATTTTTACGCCAGTGGCCCGAACCAGAAGTGGGCAGGAGACATCACGTACTTACGTACAGATGAAGGCTGGCTGTATCTGGCAGTGGTCATTGACCTGTGGTCACGTGCCGTTATTGGCTGGTCAATGTCGCCACGCATGACGGCGCAACTGGCCTGCGATGCCCTGCAGATGGCGCTGTGGCGGCGTAAGAGGCCCCGGAACGTTATCGTTCACACGGACCGTGGAGGCCAGTACTGTTCAGCAGATTATCAGGCGCAACTGAAGCGGCATAATCTGCGTGGAAGTATGAGCGCAAAAGGTTGCTGCTACGATAATGCCTGCGTGGAAAGCTTCTTTCATTCGCTGAAAGTGGAATGTATCCATGGAGAACACTTTATCAGCCGGGAAATAATGCGGGCAACGGTGTTTAATTATATCGAATGTGATTACAATCGGTGGCGGCGGCACAGTTGGTGTGGCGGCCTCAGTCCGGAACAATTTGAAAACAAGAACCTCGCTTAGGCCTGTGTCCATATTACGTGGGTAGGATCACGCCTCCTGCTTGTCGCGCAGCAGCTGGAACTCGCAGCTCTGCGGAATAGTCAGGTGGCAGCCAATATTCACCGCCCAGGCTTCAACCTTACACAGGAAGACATACATCTCTCCGGTATCAAGATCGGAGGTATGGCGTAACGACTGGATAGTAGTGATTTCGCCGGTTACGACATCAACCAGGTCCTTGGTTTCATAACCGAGGTATGTGTGTTTGAGAGCATCTTTTACCCATGCTGAAGTAGCGAACGATTTCCCCCTGCTGATGAGGTATTCACTGATTTCGCTGTACCACATGTGGCTGAGTGCATTCTGGGAAAGACTGCGTTTCTCACGCCACGGTTTAAGCACCATGCGAAAGCATTTTCCGTTCTCCAGATAAGGCTGGATCTGCTGGCCGATAGCGGTGAAGTTACCGCGATGCAATTTGATGCCATCTTGTAGGAGGTTCACGATTCACCTCCGCAGAGGTCAAACGCTGGATGCAAAAAATCGCAGGTACATTTCTGCATCTGTGAAGGGAGAAGAGAGTTTGGATTGTATGTGCGCATAAACGTCCCCGTTTAGCGCAGAAGTCACCGGAGTTGTTCAGGCTCCGGTGACTTAATTATGACAAGTTGATTATGGAAAATCAAAGCTTGTCATCAGAACAACGAATAATTTAAAAACTCTATAATTTCTAAGATTTTTTCACTTATCGCTGGAATGAAACGTGAAGCAAAATAGAGCCCCAAAAAAACCAATATTGAGTACGAAACCGTGATAGCGACTCTGTATTTTTTCTCGCCTCGCTTCACTCTCTCCCACTCAGTTTTAAGAACACTGGAACTATATTCAAAATACTGTCTGACCACATCTGTAATGTTAGATGAGCGATCCATTTTTAAAATGTAATCCTCAATGATTTTCAAAAGCAGAGACTCTTCATTAGTTAAGTTTTTACTGGATAACCTAAGCTTCACTTTTGCGGAAAGAAAATAAATTTTTCCAGCCACCTCAGGGAGCTTCTCAGGCGGAGTCGTGCGTAATTGTAAAAAGTTCTCCATCAATTCGGCTAACTCTTCCCTTAAACCATCTATCCACGCTTGCCGAAACTCAGATGTTTTATTCTCCTTAGTGATAACAAGCCCCACTCCAGCTGCAGCTGCGGCAATAATTGCGGCGACAACTGAGGCTATCCCTGCATCCATAAATTACCCCTCAAAACAATATGAATATGAATATGATTCGATGTCTTCAGCAATTGAAAACTAAAACTCCCTGTAATGTCACATCTGCCCATGAATGTGTTTTCTTCATACAGCTTTGCTGCAATATCTAAATCAGACATTAGTCAGCGGTTCTCCCGCGCCAGCGTTTGTTACTTTCTGATATTCTTTCTGTATCAACGGATTCAACCTCACCTTCTGAAAACCTAACTGCATTAGCTTTAGCCATTGCCTTCCTAGCATCTTCTTCCGCCTGGCTAAAATGCACCTTCTTTCTTCCCTTGAAACTACCAACGCGAATTTTGGAAGAGGCCTGCGTCTTGTACTTGCTAATCCGTAATTGTGCCGCCAAATGGGCTTTTGCCTCGGTGCGGTTCGCTGGCTTCTTCTTTACTAATTCAAGGTCTAAATGGTACTGCTGCTCAGCTCTTAGTTTCTTCGGTTTCATAATATCACTCTCAAACAAAGTCCATTTATCATAGAATAAAAGCCCTCTAAGAGCTTTGATTTGTATCTATGCTAATTCCCGTCAATTTGTTCTTCATTTTACCTCCAGCTGTTGTGCTGCTGCAGTGGCATTCAATAGTTTTCCTTCTAAGCATCCTACAAAATCGGTGACGAGTCATGACCAGTTCACGTAGTGCAATGAAATTACTGCAATCTATTATGACGCAAATGCGTCAATACTCGAATCAACTGATCATCCTGCCACGACTGAAATCTCAAATAGGCCGTTTCTCAAGTAAGAGATTTTGAATGCATTATTGGCTACTGAAATAAAAAACCCAGCGCCAACTGGGTTCATATGAAATTTTTTTGTCATTTCCAATTGCAAGACTGTGAAATTTTTTCCACAACCTTATCAATCTCAGACAAGTCAAACTCAACTACTTGCATAGTTGATCCATAAGGTTCAAACCCAAAAATAGCTTTTTTATGCTTAGCCAAGGTCTTTATAAATTGTATTGGTTGTGGAGCAAATGCAGAATCACCGCCTTCCCCACCTCCCCAAACACTCTTGACCGGCTTTCCGCCATCTAACCGCACTGTAATCCTTGGGTTGTCCGAACCCATATAATCATTGAATGATAAATAGGCATCTGTTTTGTTATCACTACAACGCAACACCAGTGAAGTTGCACGATCAGTACCTGCTTTGTTATATGAATCTGGTGATAAATTAAGAGCCACAAAGTCAGTCTGGTCAGTCATTTTATTTATCTCAGACTTTGTTATCCACGGCCCTAACTTCTCTACACCAGCATTTGCTGTAAACGAGGCACTTATGACAAAGGCTAAAATAAATTTTCTCATAACCCTATCTCCTTGGATTTAAAGAACTAAATATTATCAAGTCTCTTGCCACTAGAAAACCCACTTTATTTCCAAACTCTGACGGCATTCCTGAAAATCCGCTTCATACTCACTTGCCCCGCCCTATCATCCTGAGTAGCTAACCGTTAAACAAACGTTCGCCAGACCTTACCATCAATGACCAGGATTCCTGCCCGCGCCATTTTTGCCGCAGCCTGATTTATGCTGGTTAATGTCACACCTGTTGTCGCAGCAACGTCCGGCGCACAGAAGCTCTTGTGCGTCTCCAGATAATGAATAATTGCCTCTTTGCCCGTCATACAGTTGCTCCTTTCAGTCCGAACTTCGCTTTGATTTCTGCGATCTTCGCCAGAGCCTGTGCACGATTTAGAGGTCTACCGCCCATGACAGGAAGTTGTTTTACTGGTTCAGGTATCGCCTCACCACGGTTAATTCGCGCGGTCATACAAGTCAGTTCATCGGCAGCCTTGCGCCGTAATTCCGCATCAGTCAGCGCATTGGCCCGCATGTTCTGATACAGGTTGGTAACCAACCAGTAGTGCGCGTTTGATTTCCATGGATAAGACTCTGCATCCGGATACAGGCCACGCTTCCGGCAATACTCGTAAACCATATCAACCAGCTCGCTGGCGTTTGGCAGCCCGGCAGTAACGGATGCTTCTTCCCGGCACCAGGCAACAAACTGCCCGGGTGATGGCAGGAATGGTCGATTCTGCCGACGGGCTACGCGCATTCCTGCGTTAACCTGTTCCATTGTGGTGATCCCGTTTTCCCGGAAAGCCAGAACCCACTGGCGGCGGATTTCGTTCAGTTCGTTCTGGTCCCGGTTAGCCAGGCTCGCCGGGAAAGTTGCCAGTAACTGGCTGAACACACCATTGATGATCTGCGCTACCTGCTGTACCTGCGGCTTTTCGTCGTACTGTTCCGGCATGTTGTTGGCGATCCGACGCATCTGCTCACGGTCAAAGTTAATCATCTGTGCGGCGATGTTTTTCATAGATCCACCCCGTAAATCCAGTCTGTGTTTGTCAGGTCGAGTTTTGGTTTGCTAGCTGTCACGCCTGCCTGTTGCTTGTTACGGTTGATTTCGAGTTGGGTCCACTTGTCGCGGAGTTTGGCCGGACTTAGCACGTTACCGGACCAGAAGTTGTCCTGGCATGCCCAGCGGAACAGCACGCACATGTCGCGGTGGTTACGTCCGTCACGTTCACGCATCAGGCGGATATCGTTAGCCCACCCTGCAAAATTCGGTTTTCTGGCTGATGGCGCGATGGTCTTCACCATGTCAAACATCCACTCTGCGGCGGTCAGGTCTTCTGCTGTCCCCCACCTGCTGCCGCTCTGAATTGCAGCATCTGGTTTCTCCACAGGAAGGGCATTTTCTGGCTGGTCAGAGGATTCGCCAGAATTCTCGGACGAAAAAGGTTTTATATTGTCTTTTGTTAGTTTGTCTTTTGTGTTTACCTGATTCGGGTAAATGCCTTTACCTGATTTGGGTAAGCTTTTCTTACCTGATTCAGGTAAATTTACCTCTTTCAGGTAAACTTTATTTTTCTTACCCGATTCGGGTAATGTTGACCATTCACTGACCACATTATTGATGCCGATATTCCGCCCGCTCTGAATAAGAATCCCACGCTTTACCAGAACGCTTTTTGCAGCAGAACACTTGTGCGGCAATATCCCGGTCAATTCGGAAAGTTGCTCGTTGCTCACCCAATCCAGTTTTTTATTAAAGCCATATGTTTTGCGCATGACAGCCAGGAAGACCAGAAGCTGGTGCTGTGTTAATCCGGCCAGCATTACAGCTTCCAGCAACTCATTTGCAATGCGCGTATAACCATCATCGAGATCTGCCACGCGCGGCTCCTTTTGTGCCACATCCGGCACTGGAAAATTGAATATCTCAGCAGTGTTTGCCATAATTCCTCCCGCAATGAGTGTGTTACGATTTGCACCTGAAAGTCGGTTCTGTTCGCGCAGACCGGCTTTTGCCATTTCTGAACCTGTCATATTGCCCCCAGCATGGTGGTGACCATCGCCATCAATGGACCAGCCAGGTCCGGGTCCACACGAAACATCGACACAATGCCTTCACTCATCTCCTTCAGTTTCTGGTGGCGTGGTGCGTTGAGAATGACAGCCTGTTTTGCCTCACTGAGTTCCTTTTCCATTTCAGCCAGCCGAGCCATGAAGCTATCCTGCTCAACCAAGTGGCCGCGATATTCCAGCGGTAGTACCGCCAGAATTGCCGGGGTCAATTCACGCACGTTATTTCGGTATTTTTCAGAATCGAATTTGTTATCGAGGAAGCGGAACAGCTTCTGGCGTGCACGGCTGACATCATCAGGGAAATCGATGGTGCCGCCGCCCTGTGCTCGATACTCATTCACAATGAGTGCGGCAACGACATCCTGATTATCTTCAGCCGACCAGGCGCGGACGGCATCACGGATTTTTTCGTGGCCTGGCACCTGTTTTGTTTGAGAACGATTTATCACCGCTGTCGGGCTAAATCCGCTAGTCTGTTGGTATGTAAGTGGTTGCATAGTCATTGCCTTATCAGTTAACGCCGCAGTTTAGGCGGCAGAATTACTCGCGTTAAACAATGGTGCGAGGTCGGGACGAATATCTGCTGGTTTAATCTTTCCACCAGTGGCTGAGACAATTTTCATTACATAGCGGGCATCAATTCCGCCACCGTGTAGCCAACGCCAAACAGTGGGTTGGGCTACACCGCATAGATCTGCCAGTCGTTTTTGACTACCTGTAATACTGATTGCGAGTTGAATGGTTTGATTTGTCATTATCAATTCCTATTGGTATTGCAATGAACAGATAATAGCAATGCGTATTAACCCATTCAATAGCAAAACGTGTTTTGACCATCAATACGCAAGCGTATAAATTAAAACTTATGAAAAAAGAAACTCTTGCTGATCGCTTAAACCTAGCGATGGAACAATCTGGAATGTCTCAAGGCGCTCTTGCAAAGGCGTCTGGCGTAGCTCAACCCACAATCTGGAGACTGACAAGCGGCAACGCGCGCGGCTCAACAAAAATTGTTGAAATAGCTAATGCATTGGGTGTTCGAACAGAGTGGCTCTCATCAGGCATAGGCCCGATGAGAAATGACGGTCAACAATCAGGAAAGCCTGCTGTCAACCATTCCAAATACTTCAAGATTGACGTTCTTGATATAGAAGTCAGTGCTGGGCCGGGTGTCATCAACCGTGAGTTTGTAGAAGTCCTACGCTCGGTTGAGTACTCGTTTGACGATGCTCGTCACATGTTCGATGGCAGGAAGGCAGAAAATATCCGCATCATTAACGTACGCGGTGACAGCATGTCAGGAACGATCGAACCAGGTGATCTTTTGTTCGTTGATATCACTGTTAAATCTTTCGACGGTGATGGTATCTATGCGTTTCTGTACGACGACACAGCCCATGTAAAGCGCCTGCAAATGATGAAGGATAAGCTGCTGGTTATCTCTGATAACAAGAGCTACTCACCGTGGGACCCGATCGAGAAAGACGAGATGAACCGGGTGTTTATCTTCGGTAAGGTTATTGGGAGCATGCCGCAGACATATAGGAAGCATGGTTAAAGTGAGGCTAAAAAACAGTTACAGCAATAGGCCTGTTGTTTTTCTTTAAACACGCAGTGTTAAACCGCTCTTTGAGATGCGGAGTAATGAGATGGAAGACTTGAATCACATAAGGGTTAGTGATGGAGTGCGTAGCGAGCAGCAATAGTGCAATACCTAATGTCGTTGAGGTAATACGTCGCATCAATGAAGGTTCCACTCAGCCATTTCTTTGCAAATGTGATGATGGGCAGTTGTATGTTTTGAAGTCAAAACCATCAATGCCCCCGAAAAATCTCTTAGCTGAGTTCATTTCGGCGTGTTTGGCTAATGATATCGGCCTTCCTTTACCTGACTTTAAAATCGTATTTGTGCCAGAGGAACTTATAGAGTACTCACCTGATCTGCAGCAACAAATTTGTACAGGATATGCCTTTGCTTCATTGTTCATTGACGGTGCAATAGCGTTAACGTTTACGCAGTCAAGAAACGAAACGATCATCCCAGTCGAACAGCAAAAATTAATCTATGTTTTTGATAAATGGATATTAAATGCAGACAGAACGCTTACTGACAAAGGTGGAAACGTTAACATCCTTTATGACATCAGTAACGATAAGTATTATCTGATTGACCATAATCTCTCATTTGATCAGAATGCTGGACCTGAAGATTTTTCTGTGCACGTGTACGGCCCTGGTAACCGCAAATGGCAATATGATTTAGTGGATCGCGTAGAGTACCGCCAGAGGGTCGTTAACAGTTTACACAAGCTTCCTGCTATCCTTGACGAAATTCCAGAAGAGTGGATAGTAGATGAGGAGTTTTTACCTTTTGTCTGCACTACGCTAGACAAAGGTGATTGTGATGAATTTTGGAGCGCAATAGAATGACAACTCCATGCCTATATAGCATCGTTCGCTATGCGCCTTATGCGGAGACTGAAGAGTTCGCAAACATAGGCGTACTTCTGTGCGCGCCAAAAGAAAATTACTTTGATTTCCAGCTCACAAAGCGAAATGACTCTCGTGTAAAGAATTTTTTCCATGATGATTGTATTTTCCCTGTAGCAAAAGACTCAATACAAAGAGAACTACAGTTCGCAAAAATGCATGCGACCCAGATTGTTGGACATCAACAACTTGCACAATTCTTCAGATATTTTACAAACAAAAAAGAATCAATTTTTCAGTTCAGTTCTACGAGAGTGATTCTCAGCGAAAACCCAAAAGAAGAGCTGGCCCGCATTTACAATAAATATGTAAACCACTCTGACTACACAAAAGAGCGCCGTGAAGATGTTCTAGCCAGAGAGCTAAAACGAAGTATCGATAGAATAGATGGATTGAAGAACGTCTTCAAACAAGCAACCATTGATGGGTATTTCGCAAAGTTCTCAATGCCATTGGTCGCCAAGAAGCATGACAGGATCCAATGTGCCATCAAACCTCTGGCATTCACTCAAGCTGAACCAGGAAAAATGATGGAGCATAGTGATACTTGGGTGATGAGAATAACTCGAGCAGCAGAAGAAAACCTGCTTTCACTTGATGACATTTTATTCACAATTGAAACTCCTGAATCACCAAACTCAGGCCAAAGCAAAGTTATTGACATCATAAAGAGAACTATGGATGCTAAGAAAATAAATCATATACCTGCATCCAACCACAAAGAAACTATTGATTTTGCAAAAAAAATACTTCCCCAAGTTTAAAATTTATTTTTGTATGTGATATTCCTTATTAATAACCCGGCCACCGTGCCGGGTTTTCTTTTGCCTCCCCTCATCACACAAACCGCTCAAAAAACCACCACAACCCCGCTTCAGTTATCGCTATGCGATGCAAGTCACAAAATTAATTCTTTTTGCTATCAAACATTTAATATCAAAACACATCTAACAATAGCAATAAGTATTGATACCACCAATAGCAATAGCTATTATCACCATATCGCAACAACACAACGATACGGCAACCACCTGATTCACCGTTGCGATGACCGCTTAGATCCGCAGCTTGGTTTCAGCAGGCTCCGGGGAGTGCGAGGGGTGAAACGGACGCGTGAACGTCGGTGTGACCAGCTGAAATCAACTCAACACTTCATACCTCAGTTGCTTCAACGAGGCGACTTAGTTATGACAACCGGCGGCCATCCACCGCCAGATACTGCGCAACCCCTTATTTGTTCAGCAGCCCAGCTTACGGGCAGGAGTTTTTATGGTTCATCAACATTATGGAACGCAGACCGTTAATCGAGGTGCGGTCATGCCAGGAATGCTGGTCAAACACAAAGATGGTACCTGGACTGCATCAGCTAATTTACGCGGACGGCTTTATCTGCATCGCGGCATCGAGCGCACTTATACCCGTGATTTGCTCGTGGAAGTTTTTCTCGACGGACGCGGTAACGGCCTGAATCACTAATCCCCTTTCCTGTTTTCCTAATCAGCCTGGCATTTCGCGGGCGATATTTTCACAGCCATTTTCAGGAGGTCAGCCATGAACGCTTATTACATTCAGGATCGTCTTGAGGCTCAGAGCTGGGCGCGTCACTACCAGCAGATCGCCCGTGAAGAGAAAGAGGCAGAACTGGCAGACGACATGGAAAAAGGCCTGCCCCAGCACCTGTTTGAATCGCTATGCATCGATCATTTGCAACGCCACGGGGCCAGCAAAAAAGCCATTACCCGTGCGTTTGATGACGATGTTGAGTTTCAGGAGCGCATGGCAGAACACATCCAGTACATGGTTGAAACCATTGCTCACCACCAGGTTGATATTGATTCAGAGGTATAAAACGGATGAGTACAGCACTCGCAACGCTGGCAGGGAAGCTGGCTGAACGTGTCGGCATGGATTCTGTCGACCCACAGGAACTGATCACCACTCTTCGCCAGACGGCATTTAAAGGTGATGCCAGCGATGCGCAGTTCATCGCATTGCTGATCGTCGCCAACCAGTACGGCCTTAATCCGTGGACGAAAGAAATTTACGCCTTCCCTGATAAGCAGAACGGCATTGTTCCGGTGGTGGGCGTTGATGGCTGGTCCCGCATCATCAATGAAAACCAGCAGTTTGATGGCATGGACTTTGAGCAGGACAATGAATCCTGTACATGCCGGATTTACCGCAAGGACCGTAATCATCCGATCTGCGTTACCGAATGGATGGATGAATGCCGCCGCGAACCATTCAAAACCCGCGAAGGCAGAGAAATCACGGGGCCGTGGCAGTCGCATCCCAAACGGATGTTACGGCATAAAGCCATGATTCAGTGCGCCCGTCTGGCCTTCGGATTTGCTGGTATCTATGACAAGGATGAAGCCGAGCGCATTGTCGAAAATACTGCATACACTGCAGAACGTCAGCCAGAACGCGACATCACTCCGGTTAACGATGAAACCATGCAGGAGATTAACACTCTGCTGATCGCCCTAGATAAAACATGGGATGACGACTTATTGCCGCTCTGTTCCCAGATATTTCGCCGCGACATTCGCGCATCGTCAGAACTGACACAGGCCGAAGCAGTGAAAGCTCTTGGATTCCTGAAACAGAAAGCCACTGAGCAGAAGGTGGCAGCATGATACCGGACATTATCCTGCAGCGTACCGGGATCGACGTGAGAGCTGTCGAACAGGGGGATGATGCATGGCACAAATTACGGCTCGGCGTCATCACCGCTTCAGAAGTTCACAACGTGATAGCAAAGCCCCGCTCAGGAAAGAAGTGGCCTGACATGAAAATGTCCTACTTCCACACCCTGCTGGCTGAGGTTTGCACCGGTGTGGCTCCGGAAGTTAATGCTAAGGCGCTGGCCTGGGGAAAACAGTACGAGAACGACGCCAGAACCCTGTTTGAATTCACTTCCGGCGTGAATATTACTGAATCCCCGATCATCTATCGCGACGAAAGTATGCGCACCGCCTGCTCCCCCGATGGTTTATGCAGTGACGGCAACGGCCTTGAACTGAAATGCCCGTTTACCTCCCGGGATTTCATGAAATTCCGGCTCGGTGGTTTCGAGGCAATAAAATCGGCTTACATGGCCCAGGTGCAGTACAGCATGTGGGTGACGCGAAAAGATGCCTGGTACTTTGCCAACTATGACCCGCGCATGAAGCGTGAAGGCCTGCATTATGTCGTGATTGAGCGGAATGAAAAGTACATGGCGAGTTTTGACGAGATGGTGCCGGAGTTCATCGAAAAAATGGACGAGGCACTGGCTGAAATTGGTTTTGTATTTGGGGAGCAATGGCGATGACGCATCCTCACGATAATATCCGGGTAGGCGCGATCACTTTCGTCTACTCCGTTACAAAGCGAGGCTGGGTATTTCCCGGCCTTTCTGTTATCAGAAATCCACTGAAAGCACAGCGGCTGGCTGAGAAGATAAATAATAAACGGGAGGCGGTATGCACAAAGCATCTCCTGTTGAGTTAAGAACGAGTATTGAGATGGCACATAGCCTTGCTCAAATTGGAGTCAGGTTTGTGCCAATACCAGTAGAAACAGACGAAGAATTTCATACGTTAGCCACATCCCTTTCACAAAAGCTGGAAATGATGGTGGCGAAAGCAGAAGCAGATGAGAGAGACCAGGTATGACAACCACTGAATGCATTTTTCTGGCAGCGGGCTTCATATTCTGTGTGCTTATGCTTGCCGACATGGGGCTTGTTCAATGACACCTCAGCAAGAAAACGCCCTTCGCAGCATTGCCCGTCAGGCTAATTCTGAAATCAAAAAAGCCAGACAGCATTTTCCGGATAAAAACGTCGATGACATTTGCCGTAGCGTACTAAAGAAGCACCGCGAAACGGTAACGCTGATGGGATTCACACCGACTCATTTAAGCCTGGCGATCGGCATGTTGAACGGCGTCTTTAAGGAACGGTAAACATGAAAAGCAAAATTATCAGGGAGCTACAGGCTCCTTTTTTATTGTTCGCATTCACCCTCAAGCGTATTAACCAACAGTTCAGGGATTAATGAAAGATGGCAGACATCATTGATTCAGCATCAGAAATAGAAGAATTACAGCGCAACACAGCAATAAAAATGCGCCGCCTGAACCACCAGGCTATATCTGCCACTCATTGTTGTGAGTGTGGCGATCCGATAGATGAACGAAGACGCCTGGCCGTTCAGGGTTGTCGGACTTGTGCAAGTTGCCAGGAGGATCTGGAACTTATCAGTAAACAGAGAGGTTCGAAGTGAGCGAAATTAACTAGAAGCCAAAGATAAAATCATCGCTGAGCATGAGAAAATCGCTAACGGAGAAAAGACAGTAAGTCAGTATATGAAAACCGCATGATATCATCAGATAAAAATCGATCGTAAAGCGAAATATTAATACCAGAATAAACGAGTCGAGGTAAATTATATTACCTCGATAAATTAACTAAAACTTGCCCGCTATATACTATCTCATTCAGTATCATCACGCGCGGTCTGTGCATATGTCACTACCGCACCTAATGTATTAATTTTCTTTTCAACATAGATAATATTATCGTACTCATAATTGCCATACGGATAGCAAATGCGAATATTCTCATGTAGATCGGGGTCATCCACCTCAGCTCCAGAACAACTTTTTGAACTACCGGAAGTATACCGATACGGTGCAACATAAGACGATGTCTCTCCAGGCAAAAAATAAGTTAGTGTTGTAAGGGGTATAATCAGAAAAAATCCAGAAAATATGCACATCCCTGCATAAACCTTAAGGTATGCTGACAGACTCTTCCAGCCGTTTTGTTTTACTATCCCCTTCTTAACCCAAAACAGAGATAACAGAAAAGCTATTCCCATGCTAAACAGAATGTAATAGTGGGATATACTCTGATTAAGAAACGTGACCCTGTAGATATCTGCCCGCCACCAGAAGAAAAGGAAAATAAAGATCAGCCCTGAAACTGTCATGCAAATCAAATAAGGATACGAATCTTTTTTCATGTTTAGCGCCCATAAAATTTTTCCTGCCCCGGACAAATTTACCATCCATTTTTTGCGCAGAAAATAGCTCATTACTTACTGCACAATAATACACAAAATTGCGTAAATTTTTTGCATGGATTTTAGCTCTTTCAGCCGACGTTTAAGGGGTAAATAGCATTTCCTAAAAGCAACTGCACCAACCCAACAGAATGGGCTACCGCTTACGTTGAGAGCAAAAAAGTGTATAGCAGCAATGAACAGCATCCTCGCACTGACGGGGATTTCTTTTATATGGGGATAATATGACTATCCACTTTCACGGCAGCCCAATATGGGGGGATGAGCATGCCCCTACAGATATGCTGATTAAAGCCCTTTACCGTGATGGTGGGGCTTTTGTTTCATTTGCCAGACCAGAGCAGATGAAAAAGATTGCCATGTTCCCTTGTGATATACGCCTTGATAACGGTGCTTTTAGCGACTGGATGAAAGCATTAAAGAAAGGCACTCCGGTAGACTGGAGTAAGAGACGAGCAAAATTCTACGACTTTGTTGGGAAGTGGTTCAGCAGAATTGAATGGTTTCTTATACCTGACGTTATCGAAGGGACAGAGGCAGAAAACGACGAGCAGATTGAGTTGGTTCCTGATTGGCTAAAATCAAAAGCGGTTCCGGTCTGGCATACCGACGAATCAATTGAACGTCTTTTACGCCTTTCTGGCAAATTTGAATGGGTGGCGATTGGATGCTGCGGCCCACACAGGAACATACGCTCTAAATGGTGGGAACAGAGAATGGATGAAGTTTTCACTGAGCTTTATATCAATCGTAATTTGAAAGTGAAAATTCATGGTCTTCGAATGCTCGACGTGAGAGTTCTTGGTATGTATCCGTTCGCCAGTGCGGATTCTACTAATGTTGCTGTTAACGTACCGAAGACAGAGAAGCGATTTCCTGAGATTACCGACAAACTGGCACGTACAGCTGTACTTCGCGCTGCTATTGAAAAGGTGCACCCGCCATCGATATCAGCATGGGTAGACAGAAAGATGAGAGAGCCGGCGCAAGCCGGTTTTTTATTTGAATTCACCGACGCCGCTTAATGCGGATTTCTTTTATATGAACTCGCTACGGCGGGTTTTATTTTATGGAGACAAGAAATGTCAGATTTGGCTATGAAGGTTTTGAAATGGCAATCGACCGGCGATGTCGGCATCAGTAGCGCAACTCTTGCCTCAATCGCATGTGGACTGAAAAAGAATATCTATGGTCATCACTTCGGCGCTCCACATGACGCAGCAGATTTCAGACGATGCGTTGCACTTGTTGAGCAGATTCCAGAAATCAGAGATTCATTCAACAAGGTTGCAAAGCGCGTTCCGGCATTCAAAGGAATCCTCAACGAATGGGATTCCCTCGTTGCTCTGTTGAAGTCTGAAATGAAGATACACGGAAACAAAGCACCAGAGACTTACAGAAGAATCAGCGAGCTACGCAAGGACTAACCCGCCTCACACTCGATGAGGCCTGTTCATTGCTCAATGATATCCAGACCTACCATCGCCGCATCAATGCGGTTTTTTATTGCCTGATTTGCAGGTTCGATTCCCTATTTGGAGATAGCACTCATGCAACACGAACTACAACCTGATTCACTGGTTGATTTGAAATTCATCATGGCTGATACTGGCTTCGGTAAGACCTTCATCTATGACCGGATTAAGTCCGGCGACCTGCCTAAAGCCAAAGTTATCCACGGACGAGCAAGATGGTTATATCGTGACCATTGTGAATTCAAAAATAAGCTCTTAAGCCGCGCCAATGGGTAAAATAGCGGGTAAAATATTTTTCACATCTAAAAAATACCATTCCAATCAATCCCCTGCCGCGCCAAGTAGATGCCTGCAGGGGACACCAGATACCCTTCAAACGAAATCTACCTTCACCCCGTAAAAGATGGGTTTGGCAGCACACTTGCCTTATATCTACTCATTTTTACTGCAACAGGTTGAAATCTCAGCACTGTCAGAAAGCGCTGATGACTAAACAGCCCTGGGCCGGGCGATGTAACCATCACACAGAATCCTGATAGCGAAATATGGCGTGACTCGATACTTCACTCCGCAATGCATTCCTTGATGAATTCGCAGGACCGTGATACACGGGACAGGTCACTGAATGACGACAATGTCCTGGAAATCAGCGAACCGCGCATCTGAAGTACATTTGAGCGACTGTACCAGAACATGAATGAGGCGTTTGGATTAGGCGATTATTAGCAGGGCTAAGCATTTTACTATTATTATTTTCCGGTTGAGGGATATAGAGCTATCGACAACAACCGGAAAAAGTTTACGTCTATATTGCTGAAGGTACAGGCGTTTCCATAACTATTTGCTCGCGTTTTTTACTCAAGAAGAAAATGCCAAATAGCAACATCAGGCAGACAATACCCGAAATTGCGAAGAAAACTGTCTGGTAGCCTGCGTGGTCAAAGAGTATCCCAGTCGGCGTTGAAAGCAGCACAATCCCAAGCGAACTGGCAATTTGAAAACCAATCAGAAAGATCGTCGACGACAGGCGCTTATCAAAGTTTGCCACGCTGTATTTGAAGACGGATATGACACAAAGTGGAACCTCAATGGCATGTAACAACTTCACTAATGAAATAATCCAGGGGTTAACGAACAGCGCGCAGGAAAGGATACGCAACGCCATAATCACAACTCCGATAAGTAATGCATTTTTTGGCCCTACCCGATTCACAAAGAAAGGAATAATCGCCATGCACAGCGCTTCGAGTACCACCTGGAATGAGTTGAGATAACCATACAGGCGCGTTCCTACATCGTGTGATTCGAATAAACCTGCATAAAAGACAGGAAAAAGTTGTTGATCAAAAATGTTATAGAAAGACCACGTCCCCACAATAAATATGACGAAAACCCAGAAGTTTCGATCCTTGAAAACTGCGATAAAATCCTCTTTTTTTACCCCTCCCGCATCTGCCGCTACGCACTGGTGATCCTTATCTTTAAAACGCATGTTGATCATCATAAATACAGCGCCAAATAGCGAGACCAACCAGAAGTTGATATGGGGACTGATACTAAAAAATATGCCGGCAAAGAACGCGCCAATAGCATAGCCAAAAGATCCCCAGGCGCGCGCTGTTCCATATTCGAAATGAAAATTTCGCGCCATTTTTTCGGTGAAGCTATCAAGCAAACCGCATCCCGCCAGATACCCCAAGCCAAAAAATAGCGCCCCCAGAATTAGACCTACAGAAAAATTGCTTTGCAGTAACGGTTCATAAACGTAAATCATAAACGGTCCGGTCAAGACCAGGATGAAACTCATACACCAGATGAGCGGTTTCTTCAGACCGAGTTTATCCTGAACGATGCCGTAGAACATCATAAATAGAATGCTGGTAAACTGGTTGACCGAATAAAGTGTACCTAATTCCGTCCCTGTCAACCCTAGATGTCCTTTCAGCCAAATAGCGTATAACGACCACCACAGCGACCAGGAAATAAAAAAGAGAAATGAGTAACTGGATGCAAAACGATAGTACGCATTTCTGAATGGAATATTCAGTGCCAT